AGGTAAGGTTAAAGAAAAGTTAAAGATGGTTGATATGATGCTTAGAGCCTTTGTAGCCCTTAACAAGAAATGTGAAGAGAGTGGTTACATAATGATTCAACCTAATGCTAGGTGTTTTAACTTTGATAAGAAGACTGCTTTAGTTTGTGATACTGATGATGAGAAACCTATCTTACAAAAGATACACAAAAACGAACCTGAGATGATGATATTTAGCATAGAAGAATTATTAAGATGTATACCTGAAGACTTCATGAAGGCTAAAGAGCTGTTATCTAAACTAGATAAGGCTGTTAATTTTAAGAGGATAAAGCATGACTAAGTGGCATGGTGGTAAAGGGTCTAAAAGACGCAAAGAAGATAAGAAAAAGATTGATGACAACTGGGATAAAATCTTTGGTAAAAATAAAAAGAAGGAAAAGAAAAAGAAATGAGTAAATTTCATAATGAAGACCTACCTTATGGAGAAGCTGGTGAAAGATTTGTTCTTAATATTATCAACAGGAAGCATCCAATGGCTTATAAGATGCAAGGCAATTTTAAAGAATATGACATTATGATTCCTGAAACAAACAAGACGGTTGAGGTTAAAAGGGATAAGAACACCGACAAAACTGGTAATGCCTTTATAGAAACTTACTGCAATCATGTTGAGTCAGGTATCAATGCAACCACCGCAGACTACTGGGCATATCTAACCAAGACTATGTTGTATTGGATTAAGTCAGATGATATGAAGAGGTGCATTAAGGACAACAACATAATAGAAGGAAAGAACTATAGGATTGATGGAAAGATTATTGATGCTTACTTGATTCCAATAGATATATTTAAAAACTATTGTATGAGGGTAGATGAGCTTAATCAGGAGCAAAAGAATCAATTAAATTTGGAAATGTTAAATGATGATAGATAAGTTTTTGGAGTGGTCTTTTCAACAACAGGCCAATAAATTATATAAAAGGAGAAATGATATGAGTATAGATAAAGTAACACCGCAAGAGTGGGATAGATTAGAGAAGATAAAAGGAGTTAAATATGATTCAGTTCATAGGCCAAAGCATTATAACAATGGGTCTATAGAATGCATTAGTTACATTAAACAACAGTTAGGTGCAGAGTTTCCTAGCTACTTAGAAGGCTCAGCTATTAAGTATATTCACAGACATCGCATGAAGCACAATAATAATATAGAAGACTTAGAAAAGGCTAAATGGTATATTAATAAGTTAATAGAACATTATGAAAACTTATAAATGAAGGTAGATAAGAAAAAACTAAAGGAAATGATTAAGCAAGGTAAGTCATCACACGATGCAGCCATGTCCTTTGGTTGTAGTCCATCTACCGCTAGAAGAAAAGCTAAAGAGATAGGTCTAAAGTTTAAGGCTAAGTCTTACTGGAGAAAAGGATGAGAATTAATATCAAATCAAATATTAAAGAAGTGACTAGGGGTTTAAGCTCTATACAAAAGAAGCAAGTACCTTTTGCAACTATGTTGGCTCTAAACGATACAGCATTTGCTTTACATAAAACCTATAAGGCACAAACAAAGCAGAAGTTTGATAACCCAACGCCTTTTACACAAAAGGGCTTTAGGGTTGATAAGGCTAAGAAAACAGAGCTAACAGCAGTTGTATACGTTGATAAGAAAAGAGAAGACTATATGGAGCTACAGGTAGATGGTGGAACAAGAAGACCTAAACGAGCTTCTATAGTTGTACCAAGCAATAAGAATACAACAGGTATAACGCAATACGCATCAGGTAACATAACCAAGGGTGCGATGAATAAAATTAAAAAGAATAAGAAAAAGTATTTCTTTGGCGTTCCTAAAGGTGGTAATGGTACAGAGGGTATATGGGAAAGATATGGAAGAACATCAACCAACAGTTCTAGTGGGGCAAGGATAAGACAGGTTGCTAAACTAACCAAAACAGCCAAGTACAAAGCCTTATATCCATTTGAAAGTATAGGCAATGGCATTGCGTTCTCTAGAAGGAATGGCTTTGATGCCAACTTTGCTAAAAGGCTTAGGTATGCGTTGAGGACTGCTAAGTGAGAAACGTAGGTTCTTCTACAACTTCTACTATGGGTAATTGGACAGCTCGGTATTTTCTTAGCGACAGTCAATATCTAATTAGGTAATTAACGCACTGTATGGCTACACAAAGAGAAGTTGCAGACCACTTAGACTTATCAGTCAAAAGAGTCTCAGAATTGATTAGAGACGGTATCCTTCCCTCTAAAATGGGTAGAAGTCCACTTAATATAGATGTCTGTAGGGTTGCATACATTTCGTACCTTAGAAAGCTAGGTGGATACAATAAAAGAAGTGGTACTGGTGATATAGCGGAAGAAAAAACAAAACTAACTGCTGCTCAAGCTAGAAAGGCTGAGTTAGAGGTTGAAGAGATGGAAGGTAGCTTAATACCATCACAATTAGTAGAAGACACTTGGATTGATTATGTATCTAATACTAGAGCCAAGTTACTAGGGCTACCATCAAGAATCGCACATCAAGTTATTACAGTAGATAAGTATGCTGAAGCAGAATTGATATTAAAGGAACAAGTGCATGAAGCACTTAATGAGTTAGCACAAAATGGAATACCTCAAAAATATAGAAAAGGTGATACAGGAGACCAATCAAGTTTGGACTCCACCACCCAATCTGAAGATAAGTAACTGGGCAGATACCTATAGAAGACTGTCACCTGAATCTTCAGCAGAAGCTGGTCAATGGAGAACTGATAGAGCACCATTTCAAAGAGAGATTATGGACTCTTTCAATGACCCTGATATTCAAAGAATAGTATTTATGAAGTCAGCACAGGTTGGTGCTACCGAAATTTTATTAAATGTTATAGGTTACTACATAGACCAAGACCCTTCACCGTTGCTTATAATGCAACCAACACTTCAGATGGCTCAAGCATTTAGTAAAGATAGACTTGCTATGATGATTAGGGATTCTGAAAAGATAAGAGATTGTGTTAAAGACCCAAGAAGTAGAGATAGTGGTAATACAGTTCTATCCAAGAAGTTTGCAGGTGGTAACTTGAATATAGTTGGTTCCAATTCTGCATCAGGCTTAGCATCAAGACCTATTAGAATAGTGTTGGCTGATGAGTGTGATAGATATGAATCTTCTGCTGGTGCAGAAGGAGACCCAATATCACTTGCAACCAAAAGAACAACCACATTTTGGAACAAAAAGATTTATTTATGCTCTACTCCAACCATTAAAGGACTATCAAGAATAGAAACAGCCTTTGAAGAATCAGATAAGCGTTACTACCATGTACCTTGCCCTGAATGTAACCATAAGCAAGTTTTAAAGTGGAAGAATGTTGTTTGGGAAGAAGACCAACCTGAAACAGCCAATTATGCATGTGAAGAATGTGGTTCTATTATTGATGAATCTAAAAAGCAATGGATGTTAAAGCATGGTGAATGGATAGCATCAGCACCTAAGTCAGATACAGCAGGATTCCATATTTCAGAACTTTATTCTGTATGGTCTACTTGGGCAGATATGGCCAAATCATTTCTTGAAGCTAAAAAGAATCCTGAAATGCTAAAGACTTGGATTAATACTGCTTTGGGCGAATCTTGGGAAGAGCAAGGCGATGCAGTTGAGTATGAAACACTGCTTGAACGTAGATTAAATTACGATTACACAACCATACCTGAAGATGTTTTAATCTTAACTGCTGGTGTTGATACGCAGAAAGATAGATTAGAGCTACAATTAGTAGGGTGGGGTAAGAATTATGAAGCATGGGTGTGCGACTATAAGATATTTTGGGGTGACCCCAATGCACAAAACGTATGGTCAGACTTAGATGCTTATCTAAAAAAACGATTTAAAACTGAATCTGAAAGACTTATACCTATATCATGTTGCACTATTGACTCAGGTGGACATCATACCAATATGGTTTATCAATTCACTAAACCACGACAGGCTAGAAGAATATTTGCAATCAAGGGTTTGTCAACAGCAGGTAAGCCAATAGCCAACAGGCCTACATTTGTTGGTAAAAATAGGGCTGTCCTATATGGTGTTGGAACTGACAGTGCCAAAGAAGCCATATTTGCTAGATTAGCTACTGAATCTGATAAAACAACATTACATTTCTGCTCAGACCTTGATGAGGAATATTTCAAACAACTTACAAGTGAAAAAAGAATCACTAAGTTTGTTAGAGGTAGAAAAACACTTGCTTGGAAACAAATTAGACCAAGGAACGAAGCGTTGGACACATTGGTTTATAACTTTGCTGCTATCTACATCCTAAACCCTAACTATGACTCCATTGAGAACAAAATACTTACCAAAGAGTCAAAACCGCAACAAAAACAACAAAACAAACCTCAAAAGGGTATAAATAGGGGTAATTTCGCTACTTCTTGGAAATAATAAGATTTTCTTGTTTCCATATTGACAATAGACTAATAAACCTTAGTGTTAGATGTAGATATATCTAAAACATTTATGAGGTTTTTGCTTGAGCAACAAATTTGATTCAACAAACTATCCATCACAAGTCCCTACTGAATTGCAGTTGGGAGACTTTTGGGCATGGAAACGTGACAACTTATCAGAAGATTACCCAGTAGCATCTTATTCACTATCTTATGAATTTAATTTAGTTGATGGCTCTACGGTTTCTAATTTTACATTAACAGCCACTGAGTCTGATGATACTTACATTGTAGAAGCAAGCAGCACTGCTTCTTATACAAAGGGTAATTACAATTGGGTTTCTTACATAACTAGAGCTTCTGACTCAGCAAGAGTTAAGTTGGAAGAGGGTTTTGTAGAAATACAAGATAATTATGCAACTACAACTGCTTCAGTTAGAAGTCATGCAAAGATTGTTTTAGATGCAGTGGAAGCTGTTATTGAGAATAGAGCAAATATTGACCAATCATCTATGTCTATAGCTGGAAGGTCATTATCAAGAATGTCTATAGACGAGCTTTTAACATTCAGGGCTAGATACAAGGCTGAATATCTAAAAGAAGTAAAACAATTAAGAATTAAAAACAAAAGAGGGTCAGGAAACACTATCAAGGTTAATTTTGGTGGTTCTACTGGTTCTACACCTAAGAGTTACACATAATGGCATGGTATAACAGAATACTAGGCGTTAACGAGCCTAAAAAGAAAAAGAAACAGGCTTATAGAAGAAGTTATACTGGTGCTAGTACAGGTAGGTTGTTTGCAGACTTTGTAACAAGCTCTACAAGTGCGGATGCTGAAATAAGAGATAACATAAGAATATTAAGAGATAGGGCAAGAGAGTTAGCAAGGAACGATAGCTACATTGCAAGATACCTTAACCTGATGGTATCTAATGTTATCGGTAAGCATGGCATAAGAGTTAGTAGTAAAAGTCGAAATGACAATGGTTCATTAGACATTGCTGCTAACCAGCTCATTGAATCAGCTTGGAAGGATTGGTCAAAAGTTGGCAATTGCACTACAAATGGAAGATTATCATTTTTAGATTGTCAGAAAATCTTTATTGAATCTTTAGCTAGAGATGGTGAGGTTTTAATAAGAAAAATAAAAGATAGCAATTCTCCATTTGGATTTCAAATACAGTTCTTAGAAGCAGACCATTTAGATGAGAATAAAAATGATGTGTATAAAGCCACAGGCAATCGCATTAAGATGGGTGTAGAAGTAGACAAGTATGATAAGCCAGTGGCATATCATCTTTATAAAGACCATCCATACGATAGAACTTATGCTGGTCAAAATCAACACATTAGAGTTCCAGCAGATGAAATTATCCATGCTTACCTACCCACTAGAGCAGAACAAACTAGAGGTGTTTCTTTGGTTGCTACATCTATGGCTAATGTGAAGATGTTAAATGGTTATTTAGAAGCAGAGATTGTTGCAGCTAGAGTTGGTGCATCCAAAATGGGTTTCTTTACTTCACCTGATGGTGATGGATATGTTGGTGATGGTGAATATGAAGACACCTTTAATCCAACAATGAACGCACAGGCTGGTGTATTTGAACAACTACCTCAAGGTATGGACTTTAAGGCGTTTGACCCTACACACCCAACGTCTGCTTTTGATTCATTTACTACAAGTGTTTTAAGAAGTATTGCATCAGGTTTAAATATTTCTTATCACTCATTATCTAATGACCTAACTTCAGTTAATTACTCCAGTATCAGGCAAGGGGCTTTGGAAGATAGGTCTATGTATCAGATATATCAACAGTTTGTTATTGAACACTTTGTAAACCCAGTATTTCAATCATGGTTAGAAATGGCTATATCTACAGGGCGTATAAACCTACCAATAGGTAAGTTTGATAAGTTCTCCAACTCAGTAAACTTTATACCAAGAAGTTTTGCTTGGATTGACCCTTTAAAAGAAATGCAGTCAAACGTACTTGGCTTACAAAATGGAACAATAAGCTATTCAGATATAGCTGCTGCTTATGGAAGAGATACTGAAGAACTATTTGAACAACATCAAAAAGAGATTGAACTAGCTAAACAGTATGGAATAGAACTAGCATATCAACCATTTGGTCAAAAGTTGCCAGTAGAAGCCAATATACAAGGTGGAGATAACGAAGATGAGTAATCCCACTCAAGGTATGAAAGAAGAAGCTCAGAGGGGTTTAGATTGGCGTGAAGAGCATGGTAGAGGTGGTACTAGGGTTGGTGCTGTAAGAGCAAGACAAATAGTAGCTGGTGAAAATCTATCTGATGACACTATTAAAAGAATGTATAGCTTTTTTAGTAGGCATGAGGTAGACAAACAAGCTGAAGGATTCAAACAAGGTGAAGAAGGTTATCCTTCAAATGGCAGAATAGCTTGGGCATTGTGGGGTGGAGATGCAGGGTTTATTTGGTCAAAAAGATTAGTAGAACAAATGAAAAAAGAACAAGAAAGGGCAGTATCAGGCAAGGCTCTTGAAATGATAAAGAATAAAGTTGAAGAACATAATGAAGAAGTTGGCGATGCTAAAACCAAAAGAACCAACGTATCCACATTATCAAAAGTTTATGAAAGAGGGATTGGTGCATATAAAACCAATCCAACTTCAGTCAGACCATCGGTTAGTAGTCCTGAACAATGGGCAGCAGCTAGAATTAACAGTTTCTTATTTGCTTTAAGAAATGGTAAGTTCAGAAGTGGCAAACATGATACAGACCTACTACCTGAAGGACATCCTTTATCCACAAAGAATAAAGAGGAGAAATCTATGAATAAAGAAGATAGACACATCCTTAATGTTACTGAAACTGACAATACTGTTATTGTTGAATTTGAGAAGCATGAGGATGTAGAACATGAAGGTGAAGAATTAGAAGTAACTGATGAAGTCTCTATGGATGAATCAAGCGAAGAAGAAAGGAAAGTAATTGATATGCCTATGAAATTTAGGACTATTGATTTATCCAAGCATTCTTATCTTGACGAAGAAAAGAGAATAGTTCGTATAGGCGTTTCTAGTGAAGAACCTGTAGAACGTAGTTTTGGCATGGAAGTGCTAGGACATTCTGCTGAAGATATAAACATGGAGTTTATTTCATCAGGCAGAGCACCATTATTACTTGACCATGATATGGAAAAGCAAATTGGTGTGATTGAAGAATTCAAATTGGATGAGACCGCAAAGAGGACAACTGCGGTAGTTAGATTTGGTAAATCTGCTTTAGCTCGTGAAGTATTTGAAGATGTAGCTGATGGTATACGAATGAACATTTCAGTTGGTTACAGGGTCGATAAATTAACAAGAATGAACAAAGACGATGAGACTTACTACAAAGCTCAATGGACACCTATGGAAGTATCTTCTGTATCAGTCCCTGCTGACCAGTCAAGACTTGTTGGGGTTGGGCGTTCTAAAGATAAACAAAATATAAAACACAATATAGAGGTAAAAACTATGGAAAATAAAGATATTAATCTTGACGAAGTTAGAACTCAAACTATTGACGAAGCTAAAGCTGAATTTAAAAGAAACTCAAAAGAGATTATAGATTTAGCAGCTAGACACAATAAAAGAGATTTGGCTGACAAAGCAATTAGTGATGGTATTTCTGTTGAAGAATTTAGAGGTGTATTATTAGAAAATATTTCTAACAACACTCCACTAGAAACTCCTTCAGATGTCGGTATGACTAAAGAAGAAGTAAGAGAATTTAGCTTGGTAAAAGCGATTCGAGCTATGGCTAACCCATCAGATAGAAGAGCACAAGAAGAAGCTGCATTTGAATTTGAATGTTCTGCTGAAGCTGCTAGACAGTATGGCAAAGATGCACAAGGCATTATGCTTCCTGCTGAAGTTCTAAGAAACTGGGGCAAAAGAGATGCAGACTTAACTGATAACCCCGGACTAGTTGCTGAAGACTACAAGGGCTCAGATTTTATTGATATTCTCAGAAATGAGTCATCAGTAATGCAAGCTGGTGCAACTTTATTAAGAGGATTACAAGGAAATGTTGTAATACCTAAGAAAACTGCAACTGCTGCAGCTGGTTGGATTGCTACTGAAGGTGGTAATTCAGGTTCTGATGAGATGGAAGTTGGTTCAGTAACTATGACTCCTAGAGTTGTTGGTGCTCATACTGATGTAACAAGACTTTTACTACAACAGTCTTCTTTAGATGTTGAGAACTTAATCAGGGATGACCTAACAAAATCAATCGCTACTGCAATTGACTTAGGTGCTCTAGCTGGTTCAGGTTCAAGTGGTCAACCAACAGGTATTGCTAATACTTCAGGTATTAACACTACAACTTTCACTGCTGCTAACCCAACATGGGCAGAAATCGTAGCTATGGAAAGTGCTGTTGCTAGTGAAAACGCATTGAATGGTTCTTTAGGTTACATTTGTAGACCTGCTGACTTTGGTACTTTAAAAACAACTGAAAAGGCTACTGGTACTGCTCAGTTTGTTGTTTCTCCTGACAATAGCATGAATGGCTATAACGTTGTCAGAAGTAATCAAGTAACAAGTGGTGACTTCTACTTTGGTAACTTTGCAGACCTATTAATTGGTATGTATGGTGGATTAGATATAACTGTAGATGCTTATAGCTTAAGTCAATCAGGTGGAGTAAGAATTGTTGCTCTACAAACTGTTGACACTGCTGTAAGACACGCAGTATCTTTCTGTAAATCTTCAGACTAATTAACTGATGCTTAAATGGAATAGGGGTGGAAACACCCCTACCTTAAATATGAAAAAATACTTAATAACAAGCGACACAATCGCAGATGGAAAAAAAGTGAATACAGGTGATGTTGTTGAATTGCCTGAAGGTATTGGACATCAACTTTGCTCTTA